TGTAAATGTTCATGAAGTCGTAACGAATGATCTCGTCAATCGCTCTTTCAATCTCTTGATTGTTCTCTTCTTCAGAGAATTGGTCAGAAGTGTGAGCAATTCGATCGAGATAAGCGCAAGTGTTGTAACCCTTTTCTACATCGAACAGGAACCAATCGGAGAACTGTTCAAATGGATTATAAGGGTTGTCAAATGTGGTAAGGGCACAAGAACCATTCATACCAGTCACTCCTTTCAATTCAAGTAATTAGACACTGTGCTTGTTGAAATACCAAGAGCTTCAGCAATTTCCGATGTGCTGTAGCCAGAAGCATTCATTGAAGCAATCTTATTCTGCTTTGCAGTGCTGAGAGTTGTTGTTGCTCTCGGTGTTGCGCGCTGTCTAAGACTGTCAATGTCCACATTGTTGATGATTTGGGTGAGCTTGTTCTCACTAATAGCACCAGCTTGAATTGCTTCCCATTCACGGTCTGTAATTTTAATGGTTTCTCGCTTTGCGCCAACAGAGGCACGAGCCTGAGTAAGCGCCTGCTGGCTTGCTTTCTTGAGTTCGCCCTTTGTCATGTCCGGGTTATCCTGCTTTTTAGCAGCCACTACTGCATTAGCCATGGTCTGAGCCTGTCTTTCTCTGGGAGCATTCTTCAAAGCCACATTGAGTTTTGCATCTAGAGAGTCGACCTCAGCTTGATAGGTCTCTTTTGCAGTGGCAGAGTAGGGTACTTTTCCGGTGGATAGGATCTCAAGACGAGCCTGGTTGCCCAGGGCTTTCATCTTGTTAGCGTAGTTAGCATAAGCACGCTCCACGGGGGTATCAGCTTCAGATACCAGGGTATAGGCATCCTTTGCTTCAGCCATCTTAGTGCTGGGCTGAGTACGCTCTTTGACCTTGCCAGTTCGCTTATCAACGTAAACAGGGTCATCTACATCTTTCCATATGTATTCACCAGTTTTTTCGTCGATTTTTGGGCTACCTTGCCTCTTGATAATGGAAGTCTCAGACTTAGCACGGGAAATCAGAGTCGAAGCACCCTCATGGTATCTTCCATCCTCATCAACTGTACCCTGATACTTCTTTTTCAAAGAGCTGATGCCATTGTCGATCTCACTTTGCTTGTAGTCCAGCTTGTGTTTTTCAGCATCAATAACTACCATGCTATGACGAACTGCTCTTGCAAGCTCATCCTGCGTAGCTCCCTTCAAAGTCATGTCAGTAATCAGATTAGAAATGACACCCATCTCTTTCTGTGTGTTCTTCATAGGCTTGAAAGTGCCAGCAGGTTTTCCGCCATACTCCAATTTTGGGTCAAATCCTTCAAGCCCCTTCAGAGGAGGAGTGGAAGTAATCTTGACCTTGCTTTTACCAGAGTTACAGGGGATGACCATGACAGTATCACCATCAAAGTCAGCACCTGAAAGCCGTTCTGCAACCTTACTGTTAATACCGATGGCATCTTTAGGGGTGTTACCAAGGATTCTGCGAGCCTCTGCCTGCTTGTTATTCACTGTCAAGATAGGAATCTCAAAAGTTCCGCCATGCGGATAACGAACCAGAGCTACTGTTTCACCATTCTTATAATTCGGAGCATACACTTCATTGTCTTTCATCGAAGTGATAGGTAGAATCACCTGATATTTCTGACGAGGAAGAGCAGCTGCCTGAAGGTGCACAGCAGCAGAGTCACAATCATCCGCAAAGGATTTAAGTAATGATTTTTTGACCGTCGGATTTGTCAATGAACAGATTTCATCAAATTCAGCCATTTTATCAGATGCCGCCAAGTTCAGCTGTTTATTGACCAGACTCAAACTCTGCTTAGAAAGAAACTGGGAGGGGAGTTTATCCGCCCATTCGCCCCAGTCGCCCTCTTCGGCACGCTTATTGATAAGGGAAAGCTGTCGTTTGCCATCAGCATCGATGTAATAGCTCTGCCCACCGGCTTTGATAAGTGAACCAAACGGATTGTCAGGGTCATCCTTGACCTTCTTCAGAACATCCGATGTCGGGGTGCCTTTTTTCTTATTGGTATTGAACATTACATCCACGCCATCAGGAAGATCATCAGAATAGACAGCCATTCCTTTCAAATATCTATTACCATCCACCAGAATGCGAACCTGAGCATAATGGGAATCACCAAGAGACAAGTCATCTACACCGCGACGAATTTCAATGACACCATCTTTCTGAATTCCGCCGTCTTCTGCATAACGGATTTTCAAGCGACTTGAATCCATGCTTTTGGGATAGACGAACTTATCGAAAGTCTCGCCGTCATCATGAGACACATAGTCTCTGACAGAATGAACATTCTCAAAATTATAAATCTCTTTATGCTCTGTTCCTGGAGGGCAGAGAACCTTGATGTTTGTTTGCTTACCCGGGTTTGTTACCTGAGGGACACCGCCGCCATAGATGTGATAGCCTTCCATTTCCAAAATATAAAGAGCCTGCTTCATTTTCTCTTTCGAAATACCAAGCTCTTTTTCGACTCCGGTTCCGACATCGATCATGCCTTTTTCCGAAATCTGTTTTTTCAGAAATTCAGCGGTCTGCTTTGCCTGATTCATACGAGCTTCGGAACTCTCATTCAAAAGTGAGCGAACCGAAGAATCGTTAGCAAAGCCCATCTTGTCAGCGATTTCATTCAAACTATAGCCCTTAGCACGAAGAGCCTTAGCCGTAGCGACATCAGCAGAACGGCGTTCGTCCTTTGCAAGGCTCATCTGGGTACGAAATTGGGTTGTACTCAAGCCCATAGATTTTGCAATGGCCACTTCTCCTGTGTAAGTTTTTCCATCTTTATCTGTAAAGGTGAAATTAGACTTTTTCAGTTCTTCCACACGAGAGAGAAAATCACCGCTGTGCTGATAAGGGTTATCACCCGAACCCCAAGGATAACGACCAGACCTTCTGGGCATACCGTAATGCATTAAAATATCGTCCGTGAGACTCATGGTTTAACCCTCCTGTTCTCTGATTTTTCTAATAACCTTGTCGAAAGTAATAATCTTGTCCATGATTGGAACAATATCTTCGGCAGTAGGCGTGTGATATAGAATTTCATTGTTCTGATACAGACGAAGTTCCATCTCGATTTCCGATGGTTTCACCTTGTATTCCAAACAAAAAAGAGCAGCGTATATTTCAAGCTGCTCCATGTGCGCCGGCACGACACCGGTCTTCAAATCGTGAATACGAAGCGTACCATTCCGAAACACAATCGTATCGGCGGTGCCAAAGCAATTTTCTGAATAAAACAGAATCTGTTCAGGCACCATACGAAAACTAATTGCGTCATTGACATACATGTTCAATGTTTTCTGTGACTTAGGGAGTTTTTGCCCCAAAGTGATACATTGACATGCAAAGTCATGTAGAACGGTTCCTCGCTGTGTGGCCAAAAACTTTGAATAAGCATCGGCTACTTTTGTTTCATCATAGTTAATCCAATGATACTTGCTGGCACCAAGAAAAGCGTGTTGCCCTTCAAGATTGGAATGATTGTTGAAGATCATGCAGCACTTCCTCCTTGTTCTCGGGGCAAATAAATCTGGAAAAAGACATCTCGTCCATCTTGCCCACATAATATTCTTGGTTCGGTTGCTTTTTTGCGCCAGCGTGTTGTTTACATTCCAGAGCAGCCCATTTGTCATTGAACAGAATAAGCAGATCAGGAATGCCCTGTAAATATCCAGAGTCGCTTTTCATCACGATGCAACCCGGAAAAAGTTTCTTAAGCTCCTTAATGAGCTTCGATTGAAATTGACTTTCGAGCATTGGCAAATGAGCCTCCTTTCATGTAGTTTTTTCAAAACTGAAAAGAGAATGTCTATTCTTAAAAATAGCTTTTTTACTCCTCTCTTCATAAAAGGGAATGTATTTTTCGCGCGGCGGAAAAAGACATAAAAAAAGACCGAGACACCGTTTAAGCATCTCGGTCAAATATAAAGTTGTTTGTTATCGAGCTTCTACACTTACTGGGTCAAGTTCAAAGAGACCGGTATCAGAATTGTAGCTCCGCACTTTAGCCTGTATTCTTACATTGCTGCCGACTTTGATATAATCAGCAAGCGTAAGTCCGTCTCCTAAATCATATACCCCAACATCCTTAAACTTAAAAGTTGGACCAGGGTTTGCAGTATTTTCATCCACATAGTCTCCAGCACTGATTAGCAAATCGTATCGGGTGTCGTAATTATCGTGGTTTGTAAGATAGGTAATACAGCCATCAAACTCAATAACCTGATTCTTATAAGCCTCTGCAAAATCGGCATACGATTGATCCATATCTGCTTTAAGAGAAAGCATTGCTGCCAATTCTGGAGAATTATCTACTGTCAAAATATCAACAGCAGGCTCTTCGGTTGAAACGAATTCGCTATCTGTTTCAGAAGTTTCTTTTTCCGGGAATGTGTGATATGTGATTACGACCTCGGCATCAGCCGGATACCAAGTATCAGCAGAGTATCCAGTATCGCCATCTACGGAAACAGATTCAACCTCACCGTCTTTTGTAAGCCAACCGGTAACAAGGTCGTCAAGTTTTTCAAGTTTGATGTTTGTGAAACCACTACTTTCAAATTCGTCAACTACTTTTTGATAATCCTTACCTTTTTGAATACTGGAACCCGATGGAGTTTTAGCTTCTCCTTCATGCCCCTCTGAACTGCAACCTGCAATCGTAAATATCATGACAATCGCCATGCACACTGCCAAGAACTTTCTCATCTCATTATCCCATCCTTTCCGAGGGCATTAAAAAAGTGCGCCCCCACAACGAGAGACGCACTGAAAAAGTGTCAACCCTCATTGTTGCCACACAATCTCAATCAAGCCGCAAAGGGACAAATGAAATGAGCAAAGAGAGAAAACACTTTTTACCAAAGCAGTTTTCCCTAAACGACTTGAACATATTAGATTGTGTGGCGCTTATAGTATAGCACAGTCTGAAAGAAAAAGAAAGAACTTTCGGTAAAAAGTCTTGACATTTCCATCGACTTGTGCTATGTATTCCGACCTCTGGCCAAATGCCCACTTTTCTCGCCCTATTTATATATTTATTAAAACTTTTTATCACAATTAAATAAGAAATAAAAGTGGGAAAGTGGGCTTTTTTCACAAGAAAAATTTCAAATCGGCGCAAATCGGCCATTTTGGGGCAAAAAACGCCTAAAAAGTGCCATTTTCAGAAAATGCTTCCGAATTTTTCTGCCCACTTTTGGTTTTCAAAACCGGGCTTTTGCCCACTTTTTCTGGGCTTTTTTCAGGAAAATTGTCCGTACACGCTCAAAAATTTTTTCAAAAGTGGGCTTTTGCCCGAATCCGCCAAACAAAAGTGGGCTAAAATTTACACAATTTTCAAGACAGTGTATGCAGCAGTCTATGAAATCTTTCGTCTTCTTCACGATCAATATTCTTGAGGGCTTCGTAAGCGGTCGGGTCAGGATATCCTTCGGCATTTCGTCGAGGATTAGTAGTGTTCGCCATGATGCAGGTACTCCTTTCTTCTAAGTTTGTTTCAAGATCGCTACGCCTTCTTTCAAGCTTTCCGGAATATCAATGACTCGCTGATTACGGCTTCCTCTGAAGTCAAGATCCAACGATTTTTCAGCCTGTACGAACGGGCCGTCAACAAGCACATCAATATGTTTCAGAAGCTCGATGCCTTGCTTGTACAAGTCTTCAAAAAGATAACCAGTGTAGCACCAAACGCTGAGTCCCATTTGATGAGCTTTTTCAGCGATCAGAGCACACTGGTAAATCTGACAGAATGGTTCACCTCCGGAAAGGGTGATGCCGTCTATCCAATTTTTTCTTTTTGAAATATCATCGAGTATATCTTCGATCGACACGAGTTTTCCGCCACCGAACGGGTGAGTTTGAGGATTATGACAGCCGGGGCAATGATGAGGACAACCCTGTGTAAATATCACATATCGGATGCCTTCTCCATCAACAATGGACTCCGGCTCAATCCCCGAAATTCGAATCAACTTCATGCTTGACACGATCTCGCTCCTCCGCACGCTTAGCGTCATTCCACTTATCAAGAGTTCCGACCAAATATCCAGTGATGCGACGAATGCGTTCGAACGGAACTCCATCAGCCTCGCTCCGTCCGCAGCAGGGACAGGTGTCATTGATAATACCGTTGTAGCCACAGACAGGATCTCGGTCTACAGGATGATTGATACTTCCGTAACCGATGCCGGCTTCTTTCATGTGTCTTACAACCCGTTCAAAAGCTGCAAGGTTTTTGGTCGGATCACCGTCCAGTTCTACATAGGAAATATGACCGGCATTGGTAAGAGCATGGTATGGAGCTTCAATGTCGATTTTCTTAAGTGCAGGGAGATGGTAATATACCGGAACATGGAAGCTGTTGGTGTAGTATTCACGGTCGGTAACTCCTTTGATAATTCCGTATCTTTCCCTGTCAGATCGAAGCAGCCTCCCAGCCAAACTCTCAGCGGGAGTAGCCAGACAGGTCACATTCATACCGAGTTCGGTACTCTTGCGATTGCAGTAGTCACGAATATAACCGACAATACGCAAGCCAAGTTCCTGAGAAAACTCATCTTCACCGTGATGCTTGCCGTTAAGCGCTACAAGGCACTCTGCAAGCCCACAGAAGCCGATAGACAGTGTCCCATGCTTCAAGACATCTCCAACCGTGTCATCGGGAGAAAGCCCGTCAGAGTCCATCCAGACACCTTCTCCCATAAGGAATGGGAAGTTACGAACAATTCTCGAAGCCTGAATTTTGTATCGGTCGAGGAGCTGCTGCATCGTCGCGTCAAGCATTTTATCCAACAGTTTGAAGAAAGTAAGGTAGTCACCTTTGGACTCAATGCCAAGTCGGGGCAGGTTGATGGAGGTAAAACTCAAATTGCCTCTACCAGGAGCGATCTCACGAGATGGGTCGTAAACATTTCCCATCACACGAGTTCGGCAGCCCATATATGCAACCTCTGTCTCAGGATGACCGGACTTATAATACTGGAGATTGAATGGAGCATCAATGAAAGCGAAGTTGGGGAAAAGCCTCTTAGCACTTACCTTCATCGCCAATTCAAACAGGTCATAGTTCGGGTCGTCCGGATTATAGTTGACACCTTCCTTGACTCGGAAAATCTGAATCGGGAAGATAGGAGTTTCGCCGTTTCCGAGTCCTGCCTCTGTAGCAAGGAGAAGCTGCTCGATAGCGAGGCGACCTTCCCAGGATGTATCTGTACCATAGTTAATAGAGCTGAATGGGACTTGAGCGCCTGCACGGGAATGCATGGTGTTTAGATTGTGAATCAGCCCCTCCATCGCCTGGTAGGTGTCACGAGTGGTCTTTTCCATAGCATAGTCCAGAATCCATTCCTTATCTTTCAGGTCATTGAGGCGTTCGCAGATCTCATAACCCTCTTTCAGGTACTTCTGATAGGTGTAACGGACACCCTCAGCCATAGCATAATCGAAGTCCACAACACTCTGTCCGCCATGCTGGTCATTTTGATTTGACTGGATAGCAATAGCAGCCAAAGCTGCATACGAACCAATGCTTTTTGGTGCTCTCAGATGGCCGTGCCCGGTATTGAATCCATTCTTAAAGAGTTTGCGAAGTTCAATCTGCGTGCAGGTCGTCGTCCATGCATAGAAGTCAAGGTCATGTATGTGAATCCAACCATCGCGGTGAAGTTCTGCAATTGCAGGTTTAATCAAATACTCCAGATTGTACTCCTTAGCGGTATTGGCACCATATTGCAGCATAGCCCCCATAGGGGAGTCACCGTTGATGTTGGCGTTATCTCGTTTCAAGTCGCTATCTTTTGCCTGAAGAACGGTAATACTATCAAAAATAGTTTTTACCTTTTCTCCAAATTGTTCATTCATAGAAAACCCTCCTTAAATATCATCCTGATTGCGATGCAAACTGTGTTCAGCGTCGAAACCATCCGGATACCTGGCTTTCAGTTTGTCCACATTCATCTGCATGATGGTTTCAAGGTCATATCCAATGGCATTTGCGCTTACAGCGAGATACCAAGCCACATCTCCAAGCTCTTTAGCCATATGTTCAGTGTCCAGTTCGTGCCCCTGAAACAGATGCTTTTTCAAAATATCAATTGCTTCGCCGGCTTCTCCGTTCAGACCCATTAAGCCATTGAGCAGAAGTCTCTCAGGCGGTAAATCTCCTGGGACTGTGCGAAGAGCTGCCTGCTGATAGTCGTTCGGCGTCATATTTTTTCCTCCTGTGATTACGATTTACCAGTGCAATAGCCTGGTTTATTTGAATATCAAGCTGCCGCTGTTCCTTTGCTTCCCGCAGACGGTCACGAACAGCCTGAATGTCCGCTTTTGTCGCTTCTCTGGCAAGCATAGTTTTCTCCTTTACACAAAAATAAGAGCCAAGGTTTAACCTCAGCTCTTAAATGAGTTATTGTTTTTTCGATTCGTGGTATTTCCAGGCTTCACAAACTGTTTCCTTGCATTTCGGATAATCTGGGCGTCCGCATTTGTTGCAGATAAGTTCTTCTCGCCCGAGATCTGGAATATCTTCCTCAAATTCTTTGATAACAGTAGTCCATGTACCGTCTTTCCTTCGAACAGGACAGGACATTCTGGATTTAACTTTCATCCTTGTTACACATCCTTTCAATAACGGTCATGCAATAAGGTCTAAAGAATTTATCAAAGATTGCTACCGGCACAGTAATAATCAATAATATCCAAAATATGTCTCGAATAATTCTCATTTGACGACCTCCTCGTAGTATTTTACCATAAATATAACAAAAGTAAAAGGGCTTGTTACGGCCCCTTTACCTTTGAAATCGAGTAACTTACGAAATCATGATCTTGTAGCGCTCGTTCAGTTCTTCGAACACTTCTTGATCTGCTGCAATGCTGATGTGAAACTCAATCTTGCCCTTTTCGTTCAACACGGTTTGGACAGCAGGCTGAAGTTTCTCAGCAAACAGCATTCTCAAACAAGTGCCGAGTTGCCGATCATTAACTGCCAGAAAATAATTCATTGTGCGTTACCTCCTTTCATAATAGGGGGTGTATTTTTCGTGCAGTTTCAAAGAAACGCTTCTCCGGAACGATAGGTTTCCGTCCAATTTTGGTGGTACTCGCAGCCAACAGAGATCTCACTGATAAAATCATAATGAATCACTTTCTTTGATGTGATTTTTCCATCGGGCGTGTCTCTGGTCACAGCCGCGTTTTCAACTGCTTTGATAATATCAAGGAAGTCCTGCTTATAGGCGCATACTTCCCGATGAGCGCAGCGAGTACATAATGTTTTTTTTTACTCCGGCATCAAACATCTGCTTTTTCCTCCTTACCAGTAATAAGCTCAGAATAAGGTAGTCTCTCAATCCAGTCGCAGAGAGTATGCCACTCATCGAGCTTGTGGTTACGACGGGACTTGTAGATGTTCGCCAGAACCTCATAGTTCAGCATGACCGTCCGCTTCTGGTTGTATGAACTGGGGAGAAGCTGGATCATCTGCCACCATGGGATCTTTGGGTCATCGTAGGCATTTTTATTAAACGAATCTCTATTAAGATTTAGAATATGTATAACACCTTCTAAGCAGCTCCGTGAAACTACGTCCAAATGTTCATAGCTGAAATCCTCCAGCGTGAATTCCTTCGCCGCAATCTTGTGCATAGTCGAGCAGGAGTTGGCAACCGTACCCACCTTGTAGGTATCGAACTCTTTCCACCAGTACAGCGGGGCGGTGATGTCAAGATAGACCGTAATCATCCGCATGAACTTGCGATGGTCAGTGCCTGCATTGCGGAGGGTAGTCATGAGGTTGAGGTCGTTAGAACCGAGAATATATTTTGTACTAATCTCGACATCGTCAGCGTGGCAATCAGTGTATACACAATCTGCGCAATGAGCTGGACCATGCGTGGCGCAAACACCACTATCACTCTTCATCCACGAGTTCTTAGGGTTCCTCATACCACGAATGGCGTGCTCCCAGCCCATAATCTCGGCATTTTCAATTTTCAGCATTTTCTACCTCCGTAAGCTTCGTCCGAATCATTTCCAGAATTTCTTCTACAATCGAACGAGTGTTATTGTGTAACTTAATATAATCGGCATGGTCTTTATACCAGGCAAACATTTCGGAAAGGTCACCTTTAATCCAGCTGAATGCCCACCAGTCACAGATCATCTCAATAATGTATGGATACGGCATTTCGATAAGGATAGTTCCTTCTTTAGGTTCGTCGTTGATTAAGACCCAATACTGCCAATGATGGGGGTTTCGGTGGATATGCATAAGCCATGCCCGGTTAAACGCCTCGATGATTGCTGGGGTTTGCTCCCCATAGAAATAGTTGTCATAAGGCGTGTACTCATCTGGCGTATTCTTCGACATATCATGGAACTCAATATTTCGAGTTGCCTCCACATCTGTCAGTTCTGGAATATAAGCAGCAATCCACTGATAAGCCTTTTTTACAGCTTGCCTGTGTTTTTCCAGATATTCATCATATTTTTGAAACATTGGATTCTCCTTTCTGATAGATAACCCGATCGCAAGCAACTTTGTTTACCACGCTGGTTGTGTAGTCGATTGTAGGTACCTCATGCTGCTCGAAATGAATTACTATGGAAAAATCAGTGATTAAATCATTTTCGGGATGCACCATCGATTCAGCTCGGTTGATAAGTTCTTGACCTGCGTCTTTTATTTGTTGAACAAGAGTATAGTGAATCGTTTTCATTTTCGAGTTTTGAAAGCTTTTCATGGTATTCAGTCTGAAGGTCTGACAACTGTCTTTTCAGTTGTGCATTCTCTTCAGTAGCATCTGACGAAAGTGCCTTTCTGAACTCCTCAAGATTCATGTTTCTTTTCTCCTTTCAGAAATATCACTCTTGATCGAGCCGTGCCTGTTTAAGGATGCGACCAATTTCATAAACAGATTTTGCCTGTGCAATTTTTCTCTTAACTTCTTCGCTATAGCAAAGTTCCGTTGCAATATCAATCGCATCCTTTTTCTCGGCATCAAGAATTGTTTTTGCTTTCATAGTTCATTGGTTTGTGGGAATTTGTATTGCTGGGTTCTGCGAGACAGTCATTGCACGGGTCTTTGGACTCTTCAAGACCGTGGTGCTTGCACGATTTGCAATACTGGTCAAAATAGACTTCCTTTTCTTCATTCATCTGCAAAAACTCCTTACAAAATCCACATAATAAGCTTGATCATCGCCGCTACGATAATCGCACTGGCACACAAAGACATCAGAATAGCGATAGCCTGCCCGATTTTATAAGCAAGGCTGCCACTCTTCTTCGTTTTGGGACGATATAATGTATCTTTTTCGTATTCAGGCATATATTATCCTCCAATCTGAAGTCCGAGATGAGAATATAAATCCTTATAAAGGATCTTCTCCAACTCGTCCTTATACATTGTTACAACTTTGCCGTCTACTACACGGCTTACAGTTTCTCTCAAAATGGGAGCTGCTATATCAGCAGTAACTGGGACTTTGACATCTGCCATAATCGGTTCTGGTAAATATCCCAATGCTTCCATTTCCTTGTGCTCACAGGTCTCGACAAAAGGACATTCATGGCATTGCTTCGTCAGTCTTGCCAACGCCATCGTTCGTCACCTTCTTTCTCAGGTATCGCTCAATGTTTTTGCACCGATTTCGATTTGAGCATCGAATGACCGTGTCGGATATGACGATCTCTTCACTCATTCCGTATGCTTTTTGTGGGCGTTGAACATCTGGATCGAAGTCCATGCAAGCAGAGCAATACTCCGCGACATCAATTGTTATCATCTTTTCTCCTTTCTCAGGCAGCTTTGGTTTTATAGCTGCCGACATACTTGGTTTCGTTGAAATTCCGTTTCTCGCTCAATGCTCTACTGATAGCCAAATCAATGCCGGAACGGGACTTCAGATGGTAGTAATACAAATCTTTGAACGGTGTATTTAAGCGGTCAGTTCGTCCTGCTGATTGCTTCATAATTTTGTAGGAGTAGTTCTGCGAGTAAAACGCAATGGTATCCGTACTAATGCAGTTCCATCCTTCGGCTCCAGCAGTATACTGAACCAGATACACCCAGCTGTCGCAAGTTGGAATCGGTTGATGCTTGTGACCGTTCCATTCTGCAATCTCAACATTTTCTCCATAGTAGAGATTTTTCAGAATATCAAGTTCATAGTCGAAATTGTAGAAGACGATCATTTTGGGATGCTTCTCAAACAGTTCCATTAGAGCGATTTGTCTGGACTCATCCTCGTTTACGATGCGTCGCCATACATAGCAGAGCTCCCCAGCATTGACAATCGGCTCGTTTTTATATGGATTCCAGCGAAGACGGCTTGCCTCTTTATACTTCGCAACATCATAATTGACATAAACATCCTCATGGTGTGAACAGGTTTCCCGCTTGAAATCCATATCCACAAGAATGCGATTACGAAGCCGGATGAGTCGTCCGACTCCTAAATATCTGTCTACTTTTGGATACTTTCCATTCACCCAGGTCATGACCATGTGTTCTTCCTTGAAGGCAGTTCGGTTCTTGTAAAAGCCGTTTGCAACAAAAACAGGAATATAATCCTCCCATGTGTCTCCTGGGGTGGCAGATAGTAGAATCCATTCGTTAAACTTGGCAATTTTCAGGAATGCCTTAACCCATGCTCCTGAACCAACAACACGCTGCTCGTCAAATATAAAAAACGCATCCGTAACCGTTGCATATTTCCCGATGTTGTTCCAGGAATCAACGACGACTTTATTTTTATAGGTATTGACTTCCGCGTGAACAGAGAGAAGGAAGGGCGAAAGCTCACCCTCCCATTCCAAAGTATCTCTTTTTCTCGCCGTGGTGATGATGTACAGGTCTTTTGGCGTACCCGGCATCCGAATATAACTTTTTGTGCCGAGCTTACCGCCATTCTGTTTGTAGTAATAGGCTAAAGCTGTTCTGGATTTGCCACTACCAACACCGCCACAGAGAATGCAGCCGTTTTTCATTCTCTCAACAGCATCTGTTTGATAGTCTCGAAGTGATATGCCTGCCATCAGCGCCCTCCGAAGATCCGACGCAGCACCCAGACATTAGAAAAATACATTGGAGTGAACCAGTAATTCTCTTTGTCGTCGTTATCTGTCATCGGCTCTGTCAGAGAATTTCCGACCTTTACATATCCCGCTACCCCCAAAAGCGAAAGCTGAATATAACACATCAGCGCCACCGTTTCATCGATGTCCTGTGCAACGACGAGAAGATGATTTTGATGGTTCAGATTTGCTTTTTCCAACTGCTTCCTTGCAGCGTGGATTCCGGCAATCAATGTGGCCCCAGCTCCGCAGCACGGATCGTTAATTGAAATATAACCGTCCTGTTCTACCTTTTTTACCGTGTCGTCCATCGTCATTTCAGCCATTAGCTCACAGACATGATACGGCGTAAAGATCTGTCCATTATGCTCGTTGCCGAGATTGAGAGACATAAAAAT